TGGTTTACGCCAATTGCACCAAAACCAACTTCTGCTGGACTAGCAACACAACGCTATACTGCCGGTACGTCACTAGCTGGCGCTACAACTGCATTTATTGCCCCATTCATCAAAATCAGTACTGCAACGTCTGGTTTAATTAATATCACCCTCCGCATCGGCCTGCCCCAGCTAGAGCAAGGCAGCGACGCTACCAGTGCCATCCCCACCACCACTGCAGTCGTCACCCGCACCGCCGACAGCGCAGTCATCGACGGCACCGGAGTGATTGCCGGCACCTACACCATGGTCGAAAAGCCAGCCGGTTGCGCCGTGATCTCTGGCACCAACATCAACCTCCAAAACGGCTTCACGGTGGAGCGTGTGATGATCTTCCCCGCCACCCTCACCGCCGGCCAGATCACCGCCATCCGGGCGGCTATGTAACCCATGCCCAGCCTTACCGAGCAAATCCTCACCGCCCTGGCCGCTACCGCCGGGGTGGGCGCTGTGCAGGAAAACTAGGATAAGAGCTTAGTGCGCCATGCCCGCCACGATTGACGCCACCGTTGGCGGTGCTGCTGCAAACAGCTACCTGACCATCGCCGCCGCTGACGCAATCGTCGAAACCGTGCCGGGCACCACGGCTTGGGCCACCGCCACGACCGACCAGAAAACCCGCGCCCTGATCACCGCCACCCGTGGCCTAGACACCCTCGCGTGGATCGGCACCCCCACCGCCACGACCCAGGCACTGGACTGGCCCCGCACCGGCGCCGCCTGCAACGGCACCGAGTACCCCGACAACGCCATCCCCAACCCGATCCGCTACGCCACCTTTGACCTTGCCAACGCCCTGCTCACAACCCCCACCCTGCTCCTGTCGCCGTCGCCCAGCGCCACAAGCCTCGTGCCCGGCGTCCGCAACCGCGACCTGCGCCGCCTGAAGCTCGACGTGATGGAACTCGAATGGCGCACCGACATGTCCGTCGCCTCCGCGTCGATCGTCAGCCCCCTCTCCGCCCTGCCGCACCTCGCCACCGTCCTCGGCTGCCTGACCACCAGCACCATCCCCGGTGGCATGGGCCGCATCGTGTCTCGCGTGCGCAGCTAAACTGCGAGAATGACGACCAAAAAAGCACAACCCCGTGGCTACCTCGCCACGCCGCTGGAGCGTCACGAGCAGCTCCACGTGGCCCGCATGTACCGCGAACACGGCGGCTTGGTCAACCACATGGGCCGCAAGTTCTGCCGCAAGTTCCGCGCCCTGCGCTGCGAGGACGTGTTCAGTTGCATCGACATCGCCTTTATCAAGGCGTGCCGCAAGTGGGACCCCGAAAAAGGCGCATTCTCCACCGTGCTCGGCGTCTGCAGTGAGGGCGAGATCCGCCACTTCATACGCGACCACAACTGGGCCATCAAAGCCCCCGGCGCTGTCCGCGAGCTGGGCACCCGCGCCCGCTTCATGCTGCTCGCCGGCCAAAGCCTCCCCGATGTCTGCACCGCCCTGAAGACCGACGCCGACACCCTCAAGCACGCCCTATTCGCCGTCCAGTCGCTCGACCACGAACAACACGGCTTCGCCCGCCACGTCTGCCCCCGCCCCACCCCATGGGAAGCCCTGGAGCAGAGCGAAGCACTCGGGGTAAACTAGGCATATACTTCCCCGGCCTCGATCGTCATGTCCACCGGCAGATTTTTCGCGGCCCTCGGCTACAAAACTTTCATCAAGCTCGGCACCAGCGCCAGCACCATCCCGGTTGTGTCCACCAACATGACCCGCATCCTGTCGCTGGACAACACTGGCATCCAGGGCACCTCTGAGTCCTCCGCAGTCCTCGACTACGACTCCGAACTGGGCTTCCAGAAAAACCTGATCACGAGCCAGAACTACAGCATCCCGTGCTCAATGAACCTGGACGTGGGTGACGCGGGCTACGAAATCCTCAAGATCGCCGCCCTGCAGGCCGCCGCCGGCACCATCCTGGAGTGGTACCGCGAAACTCCCGTCACCGACGGCAGCGGCAGCAACCCCGAGGTCCACTCGGGCCTCGCCCAGGTCGACGGCTTCTCCGAGGACATCACCGCCGGCAACATCGCCAAGGTGAACTTCACCCTCAACGGCTACGGCAAGTACAGCTTCTTCGGCCAAGGCAAGCCCATCGCCACCCTGAGCGTCACCTCCGGTGGCTCGGGCCTCGACGCCGCCACCTACAGCGCCAAGGCCCTGATCCCCGTAAGCCCGGCCCCCGCCGTCGGCTCCGGCAAAAGCGCCACCGCCGACATCGTGGTCGCAGCCGGTGGATTGGTCAGCGCCGCCCCCACCATCGTCGCCGGCGGCACCAACTTCAAGGTCGGCGACACCCTCACCGTCGCCCTCGCCGACGTAGGCGGCGCCGGCTCCGACGTAGCCCCCGTCTTCACCGTCCTCACCGTCGCCTAAGCGCCTGCAGCGCAGCGGCCCCTCACCGGGCCGCTTTTTCATGCGCTATCTGCGCTGGCTCGGCCCCGGCCCATCGGCCAGCTCCCGCCACCGCCGCACAAAAAACGGCAGCAGCGGTTCCGCCAGCAGCGCCCCACGAATCCAATTCCGCTCGGGCTTCTTTCCCGCCGGCGGCAACTGCTTCCGCGTCACCGGACTAAAACGCGGATCCGGGTACGACCCACGCAACACCTCGGCCGCGTACGGCGCCGTCCACACGATCGACAGGCTATTCCCCGCCACCTTCGGCGCCTGCTGGGACGCCAGCAAAAACCCCGTGTCCACGATGTCCCGCTTCCCCTTCGGAATCAGCACCCCCGTCCCAAACTTTGTCCGCACCGTCGTTCCAGGCTGATACAGGCTCCTGAACCGCACCGTTGGGTTCGGCCACGTCCACTTCACTGTGGTCAACTGGTCCCGCGCCGCCTCCGCAATGACCGGCGCAAAGTCCTCCAAAATCTGCGTCGAGCGCCCCAACAGTCGCTCCGCGTTCCACTGCGTCACCCGCAACCTGGTCCGCGCCATCAGCCCTGTGTGCGACTCACGAGTCTCACCTTGGCGCCAAGCGCCCCAGTCAGCACCTCCCCGAGCAACCCGGTTCTCCCATAGGGCAACCGTGCTTCCACCACTTCGCACTCCACCGGGCCGGCCCCCGCAAAATCCAGCGTCCCAGCCGTCCCCACCCCCACCCTCTCGTCGAGCGGCCCACTGGTCACATACCCCTCATACAGGGTGCTGTACACGTTGACCCCCGGATACGTGGCCTCCGCCACACTCTCCCCCTTCAGGTATGCCTTCAACTGGATCGTCTCAGTGTTGGCCTCCACGTTGCCGGTCGCCGGGTCCACCGCCGTCCCGCTGGCCGGCACCACCAGCGCCAGCTCCGCATTCTCCAGCCCCTGCAACGCCGACACCCGCCTCTCCCGTGGATCGTACCCCTAGTTTCCCGCCCACCCGGAAAACTAGGTAGAAGGAGTAGCCCCGCGCAACATGGCCGACACCCTAGGCGCCGCAGAACTCCTGCTAACCGTCGATGACAAGGGATTCAAAGGCCGCCTCGACGCCGCCCGCGCCCAAGTCGGTGAACTCCAGAAAGCCGCTGACCTCGCCGGCACCTCCCTCAGTAGGGCATTCGGAAGAGAATACCGAATAAAGGTCAACGACAGCCAAGTCCAAGGACTGATAACACGCCTCAAAACAGTACAACGCCAGCTAAAAGAAGTCACGGACCAGCCGTATAACGTACGGCTCAATTTTGTCCAGAGCGGCCTCGGCACTGGCGCAGGCGGCCAGCTCAACGTCCAAGGCATACAACAGCAAATCCAGCAGATCCTGCAAGGCGGCCTCAGCGGACAGGTCTCCGACGTGCTGCGCGGCGGCGCCGGTGCCGTAGGCGCCGCCCGTACCGAGGAACTGCGCAAATCCCTGCTGGCTCGCTTGGAACGTGGCTCCCTCGGCGCCCGTGGCTTCAACCTCCCCGGCCTCCGCGAAATCATCACCCAGCTCGGCGAAGTACCCATACAAACCGGCAAACGAGCCCCACTACTTGACCAGGCCCGCAAAACAATCCAGGGCGCCAACGATGCCGTCATCAACCGCATCGGCCAAGACCTACTTGACCTCCAACTCAGCCTCTCAGGCGCACCCCCGCCGCCCCCTGGTCCTCCCGGAGGACCGCGCAGACGTGGCCAAGGCCGCCAACCGTCAGCAGAAAGTGTCGGCAACACCATACTCAACCAAGAGCTTGCGATTAACGAGCTAGAGGCAAAAGGTGTCGAAGTAGCAGAGCTACGCGCCCAGCTAAATCGACAGCGCAACGCACTACAATCCGCAGAGCTAAATCAAGCCCGAGCATTAGGCAACGAACTGGAGCGTCAGCTTAAAATTGAAAAATCTAGCCTTACCGTAGCAAACACAAGACAGCGCATAACACCCACAGGAAGTGTATCTGTAACTAAGCGCGAACAGATAATCGACAAGTTTACGAAAGCAGAAAACCGCATAAATATACTGGAGGCAAAAGGTGTAGAAGTTACGCAATTTAGAAACAGATTGCAGCAAGCTCAAAATGCACTGGCAGAAGCAAATCTAGGCACCGTTGATCGCATCACGCGACAGCTTAACCGTGCCCTAAGCGTAGATGAAAATAGACTACGTGTTGCAGGCCTGCGTGCAAAACAAGCTAGAGAAGAAGCCGCTGCCGCCGAAAAAGCGGCCAAAGCGGGCGGCGCCATCCCCGGCTTACCGAAACCTCCTCTACCTCCACCGTTACCACAGCCTCAAGGGCCGGGACGGTTTACGGCAAGGCTGGCACGCCTCAGCAGCCAGGAGGCCATTAGCTCGGCGCTGATCGGTGGCGGCTTCCCGGCACTGTTCGGGCAAGGGCTTGGCGCGTCCATAGGCGGCGCACTGGGCGGCTTGGGCGGTGGTGCGCTGGGCGGTGGCTTCGGCTTCGGTCTCAGCATCATCGGCACCCTCGTCGGCAGCCAGTTCGACATCGTTATTGAGAAGTCCAAGGCGCTGGCCTCAGCGCTGAAAGATCCGATCGCCGGGTTTGACGCACTTGTCCAGAACGCCCAAATCTCCACCAAGGGCACCGAGTCCTACATCGCTGCCCTGATCAAGGTCGGCCGCGAGGCCGAAGCCGCCGCCCTGATCCAACAGGATCTGCTCAGCACCTACAGCAACATCGACGACGCACGCGCCTTGGCGTCGGCCCAAGACCAACTGGGCCGAAGCTGGGCACAGCTCAGCCAGAGCCTGACGAGCCTGATCGTCCCTGGGTTGGCCGAATACATCTCCGGCGTCGCTGCGTCCTTCCAAGACCTGCGCAACCTCAACGACCCTCGGGCCGTCTCCCGCCTGTTCACCCGCAACAGCAAGACCAGTCAGATCGCCGGCATTCTCCCTGGCCTACGCGATCTGGGCGTGGGTCGCAGCCTTGACGACATCCTCGTCCCTAAAACCGCTGCCTCGCCCCCGTCAAAAACCGAACAACTTTCTCTCCAACTACAGAAACAACGCACCGCCCTATTTGCCAACGAGGCCAAAGTAATCAGCGCCCAAGTCCAAGGCTACAAGGAACTTGAACTTGTACAGCGAATAAGCAACAACCAGCAGCAACTACGCCTTGACACCGGTGCCCTGATACTCAAACAAAACCAAGTAAGCACCGCTGAAGAAAAAGCCGCCATCCAAGTAGAGATCGACTCTCGCCGCGAGACCGCTCTCAAGGAGCGCATAACGCTGCAGGAGCAACTGAACGAGCTGCGCCGCCAGAACGCGGTGCTGGAGCGCACGAGCCCCGCCATTCTGCAGCAGTCGGTCGCTCTGATTGACGCGCAGGTCAACGGTAGCCGGCGCCTGCAGATCATCGAGCAGCAACGGCTCAGCGCGTTGGAGTCGCAGCGGGCGCTGGAGCTGGAGGGCAACCGCGACCCACGCGCCCGCCGCGAGATCCGCGACACCGAGGCCCGCCGCCAAGCTGAGCTGGCTGCCCAACTGGGACGC